TTGAGAACCGTATGGAAAGATTAAAGACATCTAATTAAAGAGAGTCAGTAGTTCCAGTTGCAAAGACACTGTAAGTACCATCTGTTCTAGCTGATATATTACCTCTGATTTGTTCGTAGTGTCCGTGATCGTCTCTGACCATGATAGCACCGTTAGCTGTTACAGCTTCAGAGTGAATGACATACCAAGAACCACCTATGTAGGCTTCTATGTCTACGGTAGCTCCTGTGGTTACAGCGGAAGAAGCGATTACAAAGGTCCAACCCTTAGAACGCTCTACTGAGAATGAACTGCCAGCCCCTGTCGTTGTGACAGATGATAGCAAAGTCTTTTTTGAGAGTGTGCGAAGCATGATATTATATAGTTATGTTGTTATTAAGAAGACATATAGACACCAGTACCACCAGTAGAACCACCAAGTGTAGGTCTAGAAGATCGTGCTAACTGTGCTTGTGCTCCTCTTCTCCTTTTCTTAGGCTGTGTTTGTCTAACAGTCTTAGGTGCTTCAGCAACAGGAGGCGGTGGAGGAGGAGGTGCTGGAGGTGGAGGAGGCGGTGGAATATCTGGTGCTGACATACACATGGTTAGTCTTTTGTTAAAATGTTTTGTTGTAGTTGTTCGTTATAAGTTTGTCTAAGGAATCTAATTACAGACACTTGTCCACTCTTAAACCAAACATCTTTTTCAGAGTTCGTCAAGTCAGGACATTTGTCAGGAAATAATTCTTCCAATCTCTTTACAACAGCCTCGCTTATAAGGGGCATTAGTTCATCTTCCATTATTGCGTGTCTCCAGTCCATATGTATAGTGGTGTCATTTCTCCTACGTAAGCTCCTCCAATGTTAAAGCTAAAGAACTCCATAGCATCTTCCATTGTCATGTCATCTCTTAACATAAGTATCTCTAAGATTCTTTCAATAGAATAAACATATCTTCCATCGTGATACTCTTGACCTATGATAGCTTCATCAAATCCATCTGCTTTTATCTGCTCTTTTTCTATATGTGCTATCATGTTCTATAACTCCTATCATCTAGTTCTTGTGGTAAGTTGCCTTTTCTTATTTGATCCTCGGTCCACAGGAAAGCACTGGCATTCCAAAGTATAGCACCTGCGTGATCTTCTGAATCATCTCTTTCATTAAGTGCTAACAAGTGTCTATTCATACTATCTATTAATCTACTGAGGGGGAATCCGTTGTGCCAGTTGTTGTCTCCGTAGAGTCTTCCTCCTTCTTCAAATCGTTTGGCAAGGGATCGAAGGGCGATTGGAGGAATAAGGCTGAATCGTCCCCGTCCAGCATCCCTGTCACGCTTCGCACCAGTGGTATAATGTTCTTTCTCTCCAGAGTTTGGTAGTTCTTCGGTGTCCATAGTTTTGTTATTTGTTTTTGTTTTTTATTGTACTCTTGTTTTCTTAGTAGTCGTGCCATCCACGCATTCATCAAAGCTTCCTGTTCTGTTTGTCCCTTCTTCTCATACAAAGCAACAACAGATTCCCAAGTGTATCCGTTATCATCCAACCATCTCTTAGCAGTCACAGCTCCTACTCCCTTTGCTCCGCTGAATCCATCTGTTGAATCTCCCATCAAAGATTGTAGTAGGTGGAAGTTATCTGCTTCTTCTTCTGTAGGTTCGTGGTATTCTTCTCTGTTATAATCATAGAAGATTCCTGGTACACTCTTGAAGTCCTTGTCTATTGATACAATGATACGCTTGTCTAACCTGTTAGGTCTTTCAGTAGCTAAGATACTTAACACATCATCAGCTTCTATGTTAGCCCATAGTTGTGCGTCTAGTTCATTAAGCATCCATTCCTTCATAGGTTTTAAGATGATAGGTAACACTGACTTCCTTCTGTTCGACTTGTACTCAGGGAATAGTTTCCTTCTGAAGTTTGCTCGGTCACTCAACGCTAACACTACTTCATCTGCTTTGAGTAAGTCTTTGAATTGTTCTATCCTTCCAATGACTCGTTCCTTGGCTACTGCCATGTCTGCGTGTACAGTCCAAAGCTCCTCTTCCCATTGTATATTTTCTTGTGCTATGATCGACGCTTCAAAAGCTAATACATCTGCGTCAATTAGTATGGTTGTTTTACTCATAGAATATGCTCCAGTTCTCTTGGTGTTTTTTATATTTTGATTTACTATCAGGTAGGAGACTTAACTTTAATGTTACTCCGTTTATTTCTTCTCTTGGTATTAACCACCACATCTTCTCAGGTACAATATAACAACCTACCACATCTATCGAATCACACATATAAGACTTCCCTGTGCATCCTGATCCACTGTTTATATGATATGAATTAGCTGATGTTTTACTACCTGATGCTTTGATCTGTACCTTTAAAGTACCTGCTGGGCAAGTGACAATGAAGTCCCAAGGCATAGGTGTAGTAGGTAAATGAGGTTCAAAGTCTCGCTCTAAACACTCAGTTGTAAACCTTGACTCTGCTATTGCTCCGATTCGTTGGGTCTTTGATGAGGGCATAAGATTATTAGTGTGTTCATTCTTCCAATCCCAGTGAACATTTAATTCAGTTGTATCATACAAGTCCGCAAGGGACAAGTAGTAATCAAACTCAGTTTCTTGTTTTAGTGCGTCTCTGCCCATGACTCTCCTACTTTATATTCACCATCCATAGGACACTTCATGTTCAACTCTTTACCTGCTGCTTTGATTGCTTTGATAGCTAACTCTCCGTATGTATCTGCTAACTCAGGTTTAACTTCAGCTTGGAACTCATCGTGTATGTTACCTACAAAAGCGTACTCTCTTCCGTGTTGCCATCCGATCTCAGAAAGCTTGGTGTGTAGTTTAATTAAAGCTACCTTCATAAGGACAGCACCAGCAGATTGAAGTAACATATTAAGTGCAGCGTGTTCACTTCTTATAGGTAGTATCCTACCGTCTACTCCTGTTAAACATCCATTTTGTTCTGCCTTCTTTTGGATTAATTGTTTAAGCATATTCAACGCAGGTAAGTTAGATAAGAACTTCTTCTTTAATCTACTACCATCTTGTGCTGTACCCTCTACAATCTCTCCTATCTTTGCATCACCTGCTCCGTAAAGGAATCCATAGATAAATGTCTTAGCTTGATCTCTAGTCTTTAACCCTGCTGCCTTTTGATTAACAGAGTGTATGTCTCCTTCAAGGATAGCTTTAGTGTACTCTCCTCCATCCCAAGTTGAAAGGTAATGTGCAAGCATACGAAGTTCTAAACCACTGGCATCAACACCTACTAACTTGTATCCCTTTTTAGTTATAAATAAAGAACGACACTCCTCACCGTACTCTGCTCTTGTAGCTGGTACTTGTGCTAGGTTGGGTAAGCTATGAGTACATCTACCTGTGACTGCTCCGTTTGTGTTGACTCGTCCGTGGATTCTGCCATCCTTAACTAATCTTAACCATCCATTCTTGCCTTCAGCTAGTTGCCCTAGTCTTTTGACTACTAACAAATACTCCAGCAAAAGCTTCGCTGATGGATGGTTAATAGATTTTAAAGTAGACTCATCAATCTTCACAGTCTTTCCGTCATTGGATACAGGCATTTTAAAACCCAAAGCTTCAAGTCTTTCTTTAATCTGTTGTCTGCTGCCAGGATTAAAAGGTATGATCTCCTCCTTTACATCTAGTGGTTCAGCTTTGTTAACTAAGTTCTGTACCATGCCTCTACTCTTCAGTATATTTTTAAGTTCTACTTTAGTAGGTGCTGTGATTACCTCGACTCCATCCATGTGTTCAATAGTTAATGAGTATCCCTTCGGAGTCTTCATCTTCCTGACGGTAGGTTCAAACATCTCTTGTAACTTATCTTGTAGCTTTGCTCGGATTGCGTTTAACTTCTGCTCCAGTTGTTCAGCTTTATCTATATCAAAAGCAAAACCTTGGCTCTCTTGTAATCTGATAACGTAAGCAAACCAATGTTCAATAGCTAACATCTTTCTACTAGGTTCAAGCTTAGTTAAATATTCATACAAGGTCTTGGTTACTAACACATCTCGTTCACAATACTTCTTCATCTCTTCGTTGTAGTGATCGAATGCTCCTTCCTCTTCTCCGTAAGTAAGCTTTAACATCTCACCCATCCTGTGTCCCCAAGCTTTCAAGCTGTGACTGCCTATCATAGAAGGCTCAAAGTTCTTACGCTTGAAGTCATCTTCTCTAAGGTCAGGATGTACACACCTACTCATAACAAGCGAGTCTTGTACTCGGACCAAAGGTGGATGGAAGTTGTACAACTTAGCTAACGCAGGTAGATCAAACCCTATCACATTATGTCCTATGATCTTGTCTGCTTTGCTTAACATATTAAGTCCTTCCTTTATCCCTTCACCTTCAAAGGTAATCATCTTAGCTGCTATAGGATCGTAGATGGATATGCAATGGCATACCTTGAGGTCACTCAGATTAGTGAAGTCCTCGATGGCATTGGTTTCTATATCAAAGAATAGTATTTTCATTTTATTAAAACGGATCTTTACCGTTGGTTGTTATTGTTTTGTCTTTAAATACATTCTCATCTTCTGTGTATCTGCCACTGTCTTGATCGTAGAACAAGGTAGTAGCTAGTCCAGTTTCTCCTGAGAATCTATTCTTTAAGACTCTTACTTTTGTTTCGTTATTGTTTTCTTTTTGTTGGTTTCTCTCTAGTCCTATTACCATATCACTAAGTTGTGGTATCGAATGACTACCTCTAAGGTCTGCAAGTCTAGTGACTCCTCCTTCCTCATGTCCTCCACCATTTGGTGGTCTTCTAAGGTGAGATACTAACACCATTCCACATCCAGTCTCTTCTACTAAGCTTCTAAGTTGTGTCATCGTATTATCAATTAACCGTCGTTCATCATCTCCTTGGATACCACTAACTACAATAGATAGATGGTCAAGGAATATCCATTTACAACCTAGTCCTTTGCACAGGTATCGAATCTTACTTAACAAGTTATCACTCTCCGTACTTCCGAAGTGGTCATAGGTATAGAAGTTCTTTTTACCCATCGTCTCATCGAATGCTTTGCGTAACTCCTCCTCCTTTAAATCATTCTCAAGGTGAAGTGGTTTGTTAAGATGAATGCCTAAGATGCCAAGTGCAGTTCTTCTTACTGATTCTTCAAGTGCTATATAACCTACCGTCTCGCCAAGTCCGAGGAGATGGTGACAGACTTCACGACAGAACAAGGACTTTCCAATCCCTGAACCAGCACAAAGTGTCACCAACTCTCCTCGTCTTATACCGTGTGTCATACCATTTAAAGAAGCATATGGATAAGGCTGTGACTCAGAAGTATCCTCCTTTATTACAGCTTGCCATATATCTTCTCCTCCCACTATCCCATCAGGTCTATACTCTCTCGCTTGCCATAGACAATTCACCAACTCCTCGCTACGCTTTGCCACTAACATATCATTAGCATCCTTTAGTGGCAGTTCAGCTATGTATGCTTTACCAGGAGTTAAAAGAGCAGCACATTTTGCAGCTCCATCTCTTCCTGGATCATCATTATCAAAGCAGAAGATTACTTTCTCAAAGCTTTCCAACCAATCAATTGCTTGGCTGACATACTTCTTTGCTCCTCCTGCTCCGTTAGGTACACTAACTACAGCCCATTTGTTTCCGAAAGCTTGACTGACACTTAACGCATCAATCTCTCCTTCACATACTACTACTCTTCTTCCACCACTACTCCAAAGGTGCTGTCCATATAAGCCATACAGCTCTCCTTTGATAGAAAAAGTTTTGTTAGCGAATCGTAGTTTCTGTGCGACAAGTGCTCCGTTCCTACTCTTGTAGTTAGCAATGTGTACTGGTTCTCCGTTGTGAGTTCCTATTTGATAGCCCCACTTCTGACAAGTCTCCTTTGTTAAGTTCCGTCTAGCTATCTCCTGTGCTTTACCTGTGATAAATGAAGTATTGTTGGTTGTAGGTAGTGTCATAGTTTGTTGTCTGCCTCGACTGTATGAATCACAGCTGAAACATTTTGTGCTTCCGTCGTCGTTGACTGCAAGAGCGTCACTCGATCCACACTTTGTACACTGCTGGTGCGTTCTAGTGAAAGCCATTGTTTTGGTATTTGTTTATGTGCATATAATATTCCTTTCTTCTCACACCACATCGCATAGGTAGTCTTACTTCCTTTACGAATCTTGTTGTAAGCATTTTGAAATAACAACCTAATGTCTAAGTCAGGATGTTGTTCCTTGATTAACAAGTGTTTAGTCCTGTCCTCCGTGACCCACCTCCCCTTGGTTTCAATAATGATTCCGTTGGGGAGGATGAAGTCAGGAGTGTAGGTACTAAGACGCTTGTACTCGATCACTAACGATTCGTACTTGTACTTTATACCACACCGTCTTAATTGTGATGCTATTCTCTCTTCAAATCCAGACCTAAAAGTCTGCTTTGATAATGTCTTCTTCTTCGGCATCAAGTGCTTGGTCTAAGTTTTCACCTCCGTTAACATAGCCTCCTTCAACTTCAGTAAATCCAAAGCTTTCAGCTGCTTTCTCACTTAGGCTACCATCACTCAACTCGATAACTTGACAAGCAAGTAAGTCCAGTGACATTCCAAACCCAAGTGCAGGGG